CACCAATCCATACCAATAAAGATAGGGAGAATATCCCTGTCCCAAATTATGGGTTTAGTGATGATGTTTCAGTGCGTAGTGATACCACACCTTTTATCGTGCACGTTCAACAAGAGCTGTTTACTGCGCCTTTCTGGTTCCTAGACTATTTTGAGAGCTTTGTAGATGTGTTCTGTCCGTGGAGGTTAACTGACAATCCACTCCATATTAACAAACCATGGTTGATAGATTGGGTGCCGCGCGTTGTTTTGAATAAGTACCCTGACCTGATTGAGATATCGCATTTCTCACGTACTACCATTCGCAATAGGCGTTGCATCGCTGCATTGATATCAGTGTTATGTCCTGTATCATGTCTTTGGGTGGTTCGGGATATGTGGAATCATACAGTACCTTTCTTCTCATCGTGTACGTTCATTTTGCTTATATTGTTCCTTGCACACATGCATAATCAACACGCTGATATGGTTGCTCGATACTATGTGCAACGCAATTTGAGATGGAGTAATCTGCTAACTCTCTCATGGATGCCTAGGATTATGAAGAAAAGGTTGAAGTACATATGGACCCTGGTTTTCGTCTTAGGAGTTGTCACCTGTCTCAAGAAAATATTTAATAAGATTATGCCTTTGGATAAGATAGTTGTCGACGCCTTCAAGAAGAAGAAGCAAGATGAGCCGGATGATGATGCCGTTGTTGACGGAGATTGCCAAGGTGGAATAGTATCGATACCCAATGCGAGACCAGTATGGGGAGGTGTTCAGTGTGTGCCTATTGTGAAACCTGAAGAGCATAACACCACTTTCTCACAGATGTTCAATATAGTTAAGAAAAGTTTGGCCACGATTGATTACACTACAGTAGATGGCAAGATATGCCAGTGCACGTGTTTGATCATTAAATCGGGATTGATATTGGTACCTACACACTTTATACCCAAAACTCTGACGAAAGTTACGATATATGTGGGATCTAGAGAACACAGTGGAGGCATCATTAGATGTATATTGAATAGGCAGGATGGTTATAGTTTGAAGGACCGTGATTTATCGATATACCATGTTCCCAATTTAGGTGATAGGCGAAATTTAGTACCACTGTTGTCCAAGGACTTGTCAACTGACACCGTCATATGTAAATCTCTGTATAAAGATAAACATGGCGAGCTTAAGATCAACGATTTCTTCATTAAAGCAGAGTATAGAGAGGGACTAAGAGCATCTTACCTGGACAAATCTGAACATTTCGACTCAAATGGATTCTGTTATCAATTGCGCGAGGATACTTTCATAGGTCTATGCGGCATGGTGTTGATCTGCAATTCTAAAGTGCCATACATTCACAGTTACCACACGAGTGGGAGGGATAAGTTTGGTGTTTCACATATGATTAGTGCTAGAGATGTCGTCCAAGCAGAGAAGTTTTTATATAAAGATCAATGTGCTAGACTACAACCTACTGATGCTGGGACAATGAATTTGAATAGAGTCAAGAGTTTTGAGCTCCAGTCTCAACCGTCTCATAAGTCCCCACTCATGTATTTAGATAAAGACACTTCCTTCGAGTATTATGGCACGATCAACACCCCTGTGGTCAAGTTCAAGCATTCAGTACATAAGACACTCATCCATGATACCATCAATGAGGTGTTTGAAGT